TGCACTCGACAAATCAACTACCGCCTTTGACGCATCAGCCGTAGCATGCGAAGCATCAGCAATCTGCCCAGATATTGTGACAGTTTTCTGAAAAGTCCGAAAATCACTGCTTGAATCACCAGCACCAGACGAATAGACATTATGGCTGGTACTAGAACCGGAACCATGATTACCTAACAAAACCGAATTACCATTTAGCAATACATCAGTAAAAATATTTGAAGACGTGCCCGCGGAAACAGGTAAAGAACCGGAAATAGGAAGCGACCCGGAAACCGAAGCGGTTTGACCAAGAGGCAATTCTACACCAGGGCCCTTCTGCGGCCAAGGAAGCGCGCTTGTGAAATAGTCATGACGTTTACCACGATAAAAACATTGTGCCGTTGTAGCATCTTGCGTAGCATCGCCACCATAAGCATCGTCTTCTGACGAAGTCGAAGAAAGGGGAGCACCAGTTTGAATAGACACAGCGTTTTGAAGATTTTCGTCGCGAAACCAATCGTTATAGATCTTCCAATAGGCTCTGAACGGAAACGCACTTACGGATAACTTATTTTTTACATCAGTCGGGAAACCGAAATAATCCCATAACGTTTGAACCTGTGCGTTTGTAGCCGTCATCTGCGGTACTTCATATTCTGTGCTCTGATAGCCGGCAAGCGGGTTTTCGCCGTTGAACTCTTTCCAGTGCTTCCATAACAAGCGATATGGAACGAAAAAAAAGAAAGTATCCATATAAGCATTATCCATAGCCGGAACAATAGGCGTAGCCATACGACCAAAAAGCGTTGCTTTACAATTAAAAGTATCGCCAGGGTAGACTTCATCGATATAAAAAGGAATAAGTCGACCTGCATCCAACGTAGTCTTAACCGTATGGGACCGTTTAAACGAAGACCGAGGAATCTGATTTTGTGGACTCATAGCAAAGTTGTGCTGAGTAGCTCTTTTTGACATTTTTATGCATCTCCTAACATCTACATTTAGTGCACCAATCTTACACTGGTGTCAGTCGTACCAGTTACATCAAGTAGAACTGGTACGACCTGAAAACGAAAGTGACAACCATGCGGTTTTTCAGCTTTTCTGAGAAAAAGTGACATTTACTGAGAAAATGCCTAACTGTTAACATCATTGGCTGCATTATTATCCGTGTTCTCCGTATGATTATCAGACTCAATAACGGTCTTAGTAGCAAGACCCATGGCCACAAGCTGGTCTAAATTCTCCGGGTTATCAACGAATTCCAAGAAAGCAGCTGGATCATAGTTGAATTGCTTGCGGACTTCCAAAGGCAAATTATCAAAATTACTCTTAGCTTCAATCATGCGATTGTACATCTCTTGCGCATTATCTGGCAACGATGCGAAATCACCAAAAACAGGCTGTGCAGGCTGACCGTCACCATGGAACGTAGGCATAACGCCAGAAGAGTCATACATTGAAACGATATAATTGATATCTGCCTCATCTTTAAACTGCTGCTGCGTCATGGAAGGGACAGAAGATCTCCAGCCTTCCCGAACACCGGCGTTATATCTAGAACGTATCTCCATCAGCATCATTCCTTTCGACATTAGCATACTGTAAAGCGTGACTAATAAAATTAGGCATTTCATACGGCTTAAGAAGACCTTTTTCGTCATCAAACTCACCTAAACAATACAAGTGGAAGTCGCCGAGATGCTGACTAACAAGACTCCGACTATCATTACACAAATCACTAAAAGAACGGCCAGCAACCAAGTCATTCTGGGCAAAGTACGGCGTATTAAAGCACTGTGCCTTATCATCCAAGATTGAATAAACCTTAAGCATTTCGTAACAACTCCTTTTAAAATATTGAGAATAAAATCAAAAACAGCAGTAACAATAACGGTCAAAATACGTACGAGAATAGTTGAAATCACTCCTTTCCGAGAGGGAGTGTTGCTTGGAGTAAACAGAAAAGGATCGCTCGTTTTTTAGATCTAAAAAAAATGCCCTCTCGTTAGTACAACAGTACTATACGGGGGGGGCAAAATGTCAAATGACATTTACTCATACATATCCACATCATCATGCAGTTTTCGCACAAGCTTAGTTAGCTTGCGAGCTTTTAGACGCTCTTGGACCTGAGCAATTTCATACTCTTCTGTTGTCATCGACTCGTCGCGATGGTACTTATCTTGACGGGCTTTTTTAACTTGCTCGTACAAGTCAGGATTGTCTTTTTCGAGCAAAGAATCATAATACGCGGGCGGCTTACATGTCACGCCGTCACGAACGACGATAAAGTCATTAGGATAAATCTGACTTTTATACCGCTCATACCAATCGTGGCCAAGACCTGGCATGCGCGACATTAAGACAAAAGGCTGCAAGGATTCGTCAACGTCATCACCTTTCTGCTTTTTCATCACATAACGAGCAACATAAGCACACGATTCAAAAGTAACGCTTCCAACCAAACTAAAGCCGTAGGGCCACAGCTTTTCTAATGTTGGACTACGATAATACTGGAAACCGTGCTTAACTGTGTGAATCATTAAATCTGGAAAACGCAGTCCGAAAATAACTGCATGATAGTGCGGCCTTTTAAACTTATGGCCGTACTCGCCACAAGCAAAGAAACGAAGACCATTGCCAAACTTCTTACGAAGACGCTTCATAAATTTTTGAAAAACATCCTTATGAATTTTACCATCTTCCGGCAAATATTCGGGACTATACGTAAGCGTTAAAAATGATCCAACACGACCAGCCATCTCAAACTCATGTACACAACGCATGGCCCATTGTCGGCTATACTCAAGCCGACAGCCGACACACTGACCACACGGAACATAAATTGTTTCCGGAAGCTTACCAAGTGGACGCCAAGCATTACCATAGTTTGCCGTTAACGACCGCTTACCAGTCTCTTTATTAATTTCTTTAGAGTACCACATAGGTATCGGGTGATAACATGGCATATCATACCTCCTAAAACATGGCTAACCAGGGCGAAGTGTACATGAGGAGGTACTCACTATACACTCGCCTACTATAGTCTAAAAAACATGGCTAACCAGGACAACCTATACATGACAAGATTGACGCCGAACGATTGTCTACTAAAGCCTAAAACCGCCTCTCATCGGTATCGGACGATTGTTCTTCGGGTTAACTGTCATGCCGCGACGAAAATTTTTACGGCTCTTTTTCTTGCTCATTTTTTGTCGTTTCATAATATCATTCCTCTCTCTCAAAATAAAGCGTCAATCGTACTGACTATAAGAATCAGCACGAAAAGCACAATAAATAAAGCGAGCAGCAGCGAACAGCAAAACAAAATAAACTTAATGAACTTAATCATGCTTATCAATTCCCTTCACTATCTTCCAAAAAGACTGTTCAGCGAAAGCCTTCTCGGAAAATGCAAGAGGACCGAGATTATCATAAACACGAATAAGTGCAAGAGCATTCTTCAAACGCCGGTATTCACTCTCTGTACAATAAACGCTTCTCGACTTTTTTAACTCTTTCACACCTATCAACTCTCCCTTCTATGTTTAAATTATAGCATAGTTTAAATAGAAAGTCAATAGATTTCTAACAGAAACTTACTTAAAAATCTGCGTAACAAGTCCCAAGGGGGAAGCATCAACAAGACCTTTCGCATTACCAAGAATACGAGCTAAATGCTCATAAGGACCTTGTGGAGCAACGCCAGAGTAGCGGTTCTGGACTTGATACTGTTTTAGATCTATTTGAGCACGCACACGATTTACATACTTTAGCGCATTATCTTCAGTTTGTCCTTTCGCTTGCAGATACTCGACTAACGAACGAGCACTAAGTTCGCCCTGCACGTACTTTTCTGTCATCATTTTAACTTGATTAAGACTCGTTTCAGAATCAAGACGTAAAATTTCATGCGCGTTCTTCTCAATATCGCTATCAATTTTTGCGATTTCATGGGGCAACAAAGCATTAATCCGATTTGTCTGTGCACCAAGATTTGCAGTTGTCGCATTTGCGACATCTGTTTGAGGGCCACTAATATAGCGAGCCTCGGCATTATATTTATCAATTTCAGACTGCGCTTTTGCAGTGCCGACACCTTTCGTAAAATCAGCGCTGGCTTGTAAATTATTCGCATTAGCAAGTAGCTGCAGTAATTGAGTCTCCAACATGGCCTTCTTGTAATCTGCTTCGGTGGATGCAGCGCGACCTTCTTGCGTCTTTTTATATGTATCTGCACTAAGGTTTAAATTTTGTTGCTCCAGATTTTTTTCTTGCTGCTGTTGAATCTTTCGATTCGTCTTAGCAGAATACATACCAGTCATAGCATTAATACCATTAGAAACGTCCGAACCATAACCAGTATACGCATTGGAAGAATAAGAAGCAGTCGCGCCGGCAGGTGTAGACGCGCCTTGACCGCCCATGCCGGAAAGCATGGGATTTAAGCCAGCTTTACGTAAATCTTCAATCTCGCGCTGGTGGGCGGTAGAAGACATTTTTTCTTGCCAATCGCGAGTTTTTTGTGCTTCCTGCGATTGCCACTGCATTTGCTCGCGTGAAAGTGCAGCCTGGGCATTAGCCGACTTATTGCCCGACCATATACCAAGAGCAGCACCAGCAACCGACGACAACCAACTCATATATCATCACCTCTTAGAAATGGTCAAGGAGACCAGGAACGCCATATACAGGCATTGGACGAGCACATTTTAAATCTAAATACGCATCAAGATAAAACTGCGGTTCAGTCTGCACCGCACTAATACGCTTAATAGCTTGGTAAGAAGCCTGGTCTTGAATAAACTCACCGTTAAGAGCAGGAAGCGCATCAAATTTCTGGGCAAAGTGCCAAACATCCGTACTCTGCGCATATGTCGAGCGCATCTTGCCAGTAATAATAGATGGATGGTAACGACATTCAGCGTAACGTTCTTGATAGCCAAAGACCTGATTGTCAGCCTCAGTACCTTGTGCGTAAATTTCTTTATTAAGAATCGCTTGCTCACCTAAATGAGCAAAAGTAGGCCAATAAAATTCTTCTCTCGTTTGGCGAAGCCATGTCTTATTGATACCCTGCTGGTAACTCAAATCAGTACGGATATTACACAAACCGATTACAATACCGTGCTCCGTAAACGATTTATTAAAGCCATGAACACGCGTACTCATCAAAGCATAGGCAGATAAGTTACCTTGCGGAGAAGTAGTGTCCGTAGAAGACGTCTGCTGAACAGGATTGAACATAATCGGGGTTGAATCACCGCCGAGGTATTCGCTGCGCTGTAAACGAGCATCCGGCGAAATAATACCAAAATGCGAACGAATAATTTCAGTATATCTCGTACCACCACGAGCGTCTTTTTCATAGAATCGTTGAAGCGCAAAAGCAGAACGTAAGCTATTAATTGTAATTGCCGTTGCACTCGACAAATCAACTACCGCCTTTGACGCATCAGCCGTAGCATGCGAAGCATCAGCAATCTGCCCAGATATTGTGACAGTTTTCTGAAAAGTCCGAAAATCACTGCTTGAATCAC